AAATCAGACCGCAACCGCATTCAAGGAAAGATGGAAATACACCGTCGTCTCGCTGACGATCCCTACACAGAGGAGCCACGCCTACGCTTCTTCTCTTCGTGTCAGAACATCATCAAACAAATTGCAGGCATACCACTCTCCAAGACGAACAGCGAAGACGTAGATACGAAGGCAGAAGACCACGCATACGATGCCCTGCGCTACGGAATGATGACACGCATGAGCGGCTACGCTTCGATACATCAACAACTCCATGCGATCAAGAATCAAGTTCACCAAGTTCAAGACGAAGTATTCGGATACTAGATGGCAAGCAATATTGAAATAGGAGCGAAGGCTGCGGATGGTACGCTTACTATTCGTGAGGCTCTTTCTATTCGAAAAAATCCCAGTGCTACACTCAACAGAATTAAAGCGATGGGGTATGACCTAGACGACAACTGGTCGACTGTATCAACTGATAAATTTCTTCGTGATCTTAACGAGCAGGGTAAGAATGCTCAGTTCGTCGAACTAGGTGCTGCTGAACAGCAACTCCGCAAGCTTGCTGCACAATCTGAAGAGGGTGCGGAGTATTCATACAAGATTGGGTATGGGGCATCAGGAAGAGCGACTGAATTAGAATTGGCTACTGCCGTGCAGCCTCGTGGCACCAGCGAAGCTGGGCAGTCCCGTGTGAAGCCCAAAGCTGTTCCTCCTGCCCAAGATGCCATACCGGCATTTATCAAGGGTATTAATGCAATCCCCGATCCTCAAACCCGCGCTGCTGTAGCGTTTAATTTTCTTGTGCCCCTTCGTCCGGGAGAAGTGGGTCAAATAGGCATAGATGATTTTGATTTTGAAACGGGCCAGTTTAAAGAAGAGTGGAGAAGAGGCAAAAAGATTAGGGGGGCAATTCAACTTCCCGAAGTTGCCCTAGAGATACTCAGAGACGCACACGCTGAAGCAGTAGCAAATGGTCAGTCTGTAATTTTTGATCGGACAACAGCGCAGATGACCGCTGCTACAAAAGTATCTGGCGGAATACGAGATCAGTTTAAACAGTATGAAAAAATACTAGGAGGGGGAAAACCTCGTCCCTTCGTTGGTGCGAGTGATATACGTAAGATTGTTCCGTCTCTTATGGTTGGCGAACTCAACATGGGCATAACTGTAAGTACGGTTATGGGACATGCTTCTTACGATGAGATGATGGGGTCAGTCAAAAAAATGACTGCCGCAAATTACATATCCCCGATTGAAACAGGCGAGGGAAGTGCGGAAAGACAAGCCCTAAATGGTCTTCACAATATGATGGCCGAAGTAATGGGCTTAGAAACCTTAAATGAATTGCCTGCTAGTTTAAATGTTTCTGCAAGCAACTTGACTGCTGTAGGTTCACCTAAACTTCAAGTTTTGCCTCGCGGTTCTGATATTGTTCCTACTGTTGCTAATCAAAATGTAGGACCACTTACTGAAGTTGATGTTGAACTTCTTGATGAAGTCAGAAATGCTAGGCGGTCTGAACTAAGAGCGAGTGCAGCAGCTTCTGATCTGCAGGCTGCTCTTGACGAAAGTGCTGCTGTAGAAGCACGAGCGAGTATAGATCAAGAAAAAATTGATCAGGCTGTAGCAAAGAGTGAGGCACTCGCTGCTGCAAAGGCGCAGAGTAAAGAGGCAGCAGCAGCGGCAAAAAAAGAACAAGCATCAGGAATGTTTGATGACTTCCTAGCTGATATGGCAGAAGAGTTCTCTTCAGCTAAAAAGACTCTCAAGTCCAGTGCTATAGCTGCAGCAGCCACAGGGCTTGCATTTGCACAAAAGGCTCCCGGCCCGCTGTTTGACTTGATTGGTGGTGTTGTAGACAAAGAAAGCTATGATATCGCGGAGCAAAAAGGCCGCACCTTTACGTCAGAACTGACGGGACAGCCTGAAGATAGTTTTGTGTCTCGCATGGGAGGTGGCGCAGGCGTCGTTGGCGAAATGGTTACGGGTGCTGTCGCTGATCCGGAGGGAGCAGGAAAGACAGCACTCCAAATGGCTTCTGTGCTGGGCATGGTTCCTCGAATGAATTTCAGTCAGCAGGCTGCGGACGCACCCGCTCCAAATATTCCCGATCCCGCACCCCCTGCGCCTGACATGGCTGCACAAGGGTTCGTACCAGTTCCCGAAGCCCGCGCTAATGCGATGCGAGGGGAAACAACCGCGATGGATCAAGCCCCATCGTTTCTCTACGGCGGCGTAGTCCGCTAAACACTCAACGGAGGCAAGAATGGCCGGTAACAACTACAACTTTGGTGCAGCGTATATCATGAACGCTGACAAAACAAGTGTCGATAAGGACGAGGGTGCATCCTCGCTTTATCGTGAAAGCTTGGAATTCGACACTCGTGTCCAGACAGGACCGATGATCGAAGCTATGCCTAAGAAGCAAACTAAGCCAACTGTAGAGGCTTCACTGTTTAAGATGGCAGACGAACGCGACTACTAAGGAAGCGACATGGCCGATAACTTTTTAGAACCTGCAGACGATACCGCTGTACCCCTCGTCGAACCCGAAGAGCAGATGCCGGGGCTGGCAGCGTACGTCAAGACACGGTTCGATGAGGCAGAGAACGGAAGATTTTCTTACGAGCAGCGATGGCTGAGAGCGTATAAGAACTTTCGAGGCATCTATGATTCTACCACACAGTATCGTGATAGTGAAAGATCAAAGGTATTTATCAAGATTACCAAGACTAAGGTTCTTGCTGCATACGGACAGATTGTAGACATCCTCTTTGCCAACAAAAAGTTTCCACTGGTCATAGAGCCTACTCCTATACCAGAAGGTATATCAGAGTTCGCTCACCTTACAACTCCCCTAGATCAGATGCAACCAGAAGAAGACCCTTACGGGTTTGCTGGTGACGGAAGAGAACTTCCTTTTGGTGCTACGCAGGCTACACCATCTGGAGATTTCTTGGGAGGTTTAGCGGGTAAGTACGAAAATGCCCCTTTGTCTGAGGGACCAGCCCTTATGGGTGAACCTCAAATTAAGCCTGCACAAAATGCCGCACTAAACATGGAGAAGATGATTCACGATCAACTTCTCGACACTCGCGCAGTGAACGTACTACGCAGTGCTATCTTCGAGTCTGCGCTCTTGGGCACGGGCATCGTCAAGGGACCATTTAATCACTACAAGCGAGTACATCGTTGGGAGAACGGCCCAGAGGGACGCGTGTACAGTCCCTACGAGCGAGTTGTACCCCGCATAGAACACGTATCTGCGTGGGATTTTCATCCTGATCCGTCAGCTACAAGCATTGATGACTGCGAGTACGTAATTCAACGGCACCGTATAAATCGTCAACAACTTCGTAACCTAATAACACAGCCTCATTTCTACGCTGATGCTATTGAAGAGTGTCTAGCAAAAGGGCCTAATTACGAAGACAAGTACTACGAAGATACGATTCGTGAAGAAGAGACAGAACCCTACATAGGGGATAGTCGTTACGAAATTCTAGAATACTGGGGCTTTCTAGATGCCAAACTAGCACGAGAATCAGGCTTAGATGTCCCTTCGGATATGAGTGAGTTTGAACAGGTACAGGTGAACGTCTGGACATGCGGAACCATAATTCTTCGCTGTGTCCTAAATCCCTTCACACCAGCCCGCATACCCTATCAAGTCTTTCCATACGAAATCAATCCATACCAAGTGTGGGGTGTTGGCGTAGCAGAAAACATGGAAGACGCGCAACTTCTGATGAACGGCCACGTTCGTATGGCAATTGACAACCTCGCTCTTGCTGGCAATCTTGTGTTCGATGTTGATGAAGCATCGTTGGTTCCCGGACAGAACATGGATATCTTCCCCGGCAAGATATTCCGCAGACAGTCAGGCGTTACCGGCACGGCAATCAATGGCCTCAAGTTTCCGAATACGGCACCTGAAAATATTCAGATGTATCAGATTAGCCGACAGCTTGCTGACGAAGAGACGGGACTGCCGTCGATCATGCACGGTCAGACAGGTGTAACTGGTACAGGACGCACGGCATCAGGACTGTCTATGCTGTTGGGTGGGGCCAGTTTGTCCTTGAAGACAGTCATCAAAAACATAGATGATCAGCTTCTCAAGCCATTGGGTGAAGCATACTTCCAGTGGAACATGCAGTTCAACGAGTCTTCGCCGGAGATTGAGGGTGACTTAGAGATCAAGCCTCGCGGTGTAGCTGCAGTGATGCAGAAGGAAGTACGCAGTCAGAGACTTACCACTCTGTTGCAGACCGTGTCGAATCCGATGCTGGCACCATTTATCAAGATTCCAAACCTTATGCGTGAACTTGCCATAGCACAAGACATCGATCCGGACAGCCTCGTAAACGACATGAATGAGGCACAGATATTTGCAGAGATGTTGAAAGGACTAGCCAATGCTCAACAAGAAGCAAGCCAGCAAGGTCAGCCCGCTGGTAGCGAACAAAGAGGCGTGGGACAGCTTGGAGGAGTACCTCCGGGAGCAAATCCAGATGACGCTTCGGGCGTTGGTGGCGGCACAATCGGAACTGGAAGTGTTCCGGCTGCAGGGGAGGATAACTTCACTGGAACAGATCAAGGGCCTCAAGGCTGATTATGATGCAGCAGTAAGAGCAAAAGAGTAATGGCTTCACAGTTTTTAAAAGATATTGCATCAGGCGCATTATTGGGCACGACTCCCGGCGTAACGCGGCCAACAGTGAAGACTCCCAGTCCGTTTGACGACGAAGAACGAATGGATATCAGTGATCGTTTTCGTCCCACGCCAGACTATACAAGTCCCGATTCTTTTTACTCTGGCACGAGCGTGGGAGGAGAAGACGGCGAAACTTACTACACCGGAGCCTTAGACGTAACGGGTATCGGAGCCGACGTAGGCGACAGATTTGTAGGTATGGATAAGTATCTGGGAGCAGGACTATCCCCTCTGGGATTTAATCCATTTATCGCTGCGGGATCAGCGATATCTAAAAAAAATCTTACCAACATTCAAAATAAAATGAGAGCAGGAGAAGAAGGCTACGGCGTTGGTATGTTAGGTGGGCGTATTGTTGGCGTATCACCCGGACCTTTTGGTGGATACGTACTTTCAGGTGTACTCCCAGAGGGCTTAACTGCCGGACAGAGAAAACAAATTATAGATCAGCTTCTTGCCATGAACTATCAGCCTCCTGTTGATCCTGCTGTTCCTCCGGGATCAGACTATGAAGACCCCGACACAGGTCTTACAGGGCCAGAGAGCGATGCGGGTGCGGGAGGTTATAACCCTGATACAGATGCTCCATCCCCACCCGATCCCTCCGATGATTTTATATCGTACCAGCCACCTCCTTACTCGCCTCCCCCCGATGACATTTACTACGGTGATCCCGGCGACGACTCTGGCCCTCCCCCCGGAAATGAATACACTATACCCTCTTCTCCGCCACCGGACTACAGCCCTCCACCAAGCTATGACTACTACGGTGATCCGGGCGACAGTTCTGGAAGTGCCGGTACGCCGGTACAAGAAGACGACAATTTTGATCCCGGTAATCCCGGCGGCGGTAACGACAGTGGCGGCGGCAGCAGTGACAGTGGCGGCGACTACGGAACACCTGATTTTGATATAGGAGATTACATGCGGCAGGGTGGCCGTGTTGGAATGCAAGCGGGCGGAACTGCCTCAAAAGACCCTGTGCAATCTACTGGCTTCGTAGACGGCCCACCCCAGAACTATGCAAAGGGCACTACAGTTGCCGACACAGAGAACCACCGTGTCCGTGTAGGATCGTTTGTTCTCAACGCACCGACCACAGAACGCCTACAAAAAGAAGGCAAGCTACCTAAAGGCCCACAAAAACGCAAGGCTGCGAAGGGTGGCAAGATGATGGACGTAGCCCTCTCTAAGGGCGAATACGTTATCGACGTAGACGATATCGGCAAGTTTGGCGGATACGCTGCCCTAGAAAAAGAAAACAACAAGGGCAAGCCTGAAGTAGAACGCCGTCAGGCTGCAGCGCAGGGAGGATTTATAGGGGGATACAATAGCGGAGGTATTCTTCGTTATGCTGGGCCACTTTCTGCCGTTGAATTAATGAAGTCGGGCTTAAATGTAACAACGCCCACTCCTTCAGGTTTCATACGACAGAAAGAGTACGATTCAGGGGGATTACCCCCGTATACCGTTAATAATATTGATATAGGAGCAGTGCAAAAAGCCCTGACTCTTGTAGAAACTAGAGGGTATGAGGATCGAAACGAAGGATATTTTTTTACACGGGCTGATAAAACGGGCAAAGAATCTTCTGCATTTGGTCCCCTTCAAATTACAAAGAAAACACTAGAGGCTATGAAAACTGACAAGTTTGGAGAACTAGACCTAGCATTTAAAACTGATCCGGGACTTAAAAAATATTACGAAAAATTAATTACGGAAGGGCGTAACGCACTTAACGTAAAAAAATATGGGGATATCTACGTAGGCTCAGAAGGATCAAGCAAAAAAACAAATGCTTCAGAAAAAGAAAAAGCTAAGTATCGGGGATTAGGTTACGGCAATATACCCCTAAAAGAACATAAAAAGTATTACCCTACCCTTGCTGGTTTGTACATGAGATACAAAGCGGGAATGAGCAAGTCGGAAGAAGACTTGGTACGAAGACACTTTGGCAACGATGCGTCAATGCAAAAATACTACGCTGCTAAAGAAGAATTAGGCATTAATTAATAGAATTCGTCAGCTACCCGCAACGCGGCCCTGACACAACCGGAGCGGCTACCTACAAGCCAAAGTAGCCCCGCTAACCAGAGGTAATAAAATGGCAAAACAAGTACGTGGCGCAAGAGCCAACAAGCCGAACGACTCTTTCGGAACTATCAATAGCGATACTCTCTACAAAGGCAACTATCGTGAGGACGTTTACAAAGACGACGACGATACCCCGGAGGTGGAAGCAAGCGAAGATACCGACCAACCTGAATCTACAAGCTTTGTAGAGACGACGCAAGAGAAACCGGATCACGACTACAAGAAGCGATACGATGACTTGAAGCGTCACTACGATGCAAAACTCGCAGAATTTCAGGCGGAAAGACAACAGCTAGAAGCGGCAACGAAACAGGCAAACGTGCCTATGCCGAAGACAGTTGAAGAGTTGGAAGAATTCAAAGCGCAATACCCTGATGTGTATGGTGTAGTAGAAACTGTAGCAGCGATGCAAGCCAGTGAACGCACCAACGAACTCCAGAAAGAACTGGAGGTTATCAAGGAGCGTGAGAAGGAAACGGTAGTACAGGCTGCTTACCGCGAACTAACAGCTAATCACCCTGACTTCGATACGATCAAATCGGACGACAAGTTTTTAGCTTGGCTACAAGAGCAACCCGAATCTATTTCGGACGGTATTTACAAAAACAATACCGACGCTCGTTGGGCCTCACGAGTTCTTGATCTGTACAAAGCAGACGCAGGAATCTCAAAAAAGAAGACTAGCAGAGCGAAAAACGATGCTGCAACTTCTGTACGTGCCCCTAAAGCTAGGGACATTGTTGCAGAACAGGGCGGAGAGAAGCGCATCTGGAAGTCTTCTGAAATCCGCAGCCTCAAGCCGTGGGAGTTCGAGAGACTCGAAGAGGAACTCGACGCCGCACGTCAAGAGGGACGGATAGACCCCAACAACTAACCTAACCTCAAACAGGAAGGAAAGAACCAATGGCATTCAACAGTGCTTCAGGTTATAATAACCTGCCTTCCGGTAACTTCGCACCGGAAATCTTTAGCCAAAAGGTTCTCAAGTTCTTCCGTCGTGCTTCGGTTGTAGAAGACATTACAAATACCGACTACGCGGGCGAAATTGAAAACTTTGGCGACACGGTTCGCATCATCAAAGAACCAACAGTCACTGTCTCGTCATATTCACGCGGCTCCGTTGTGAATCCACAAGACTTGGCTGACGATCAAATCACGATGGTTGTCGATAATGCAAACGCTTTTGCGTTTAAGATCGACGACATCGAAGAGCGGCACTCGCACGTAAACTTCGAAGCACTTGCTACCTCATCTGGTGCATTTGCCCTGAAGCGTAAGTACGACGCGAACGTCCTGCAGGCTATCTCCGATGGCGCAGGTATCGCAGGTGCTGACGATGCCTCACTCTCTGGCGGGTTGACCACTACCAACTCTGCTCTGGGTACGGCATCTGCTCCAATCAACGTAGAAACCGACGATGCAGGCATCAACCTGATGCTGCTGATGGCACGTACAC